CAAGATTGCTATGCATTAGTCCGTGATTTTTATTTACGTGAACTTGATATAAAGCTTGATGATTTTGAGCGTGATGATAAGTGGTGGGAATCAAAAGAACATGCTTCTTTGTATTTAGATAATTATGAAAAAGTAGGGTTCTATGAAGTTTTCGAACCCCAGTATGGTGACATGATCATTTGCAAAGTTGGGCGTACAGAACATCCGAATCATGCTGTTTTGTGGCTTGGTGATCAAGCGACATTGAAATCTGAAAATGCTCAACCATGTATTGGTTCAACATTGATTTTACATCATCCGTATAACCGTGAATCAGAACGCACTGTATATGGACCAAATTGGGTAGAAAGAACTGTCAAGATATTAAGACATGAGATGGTGGTGAGATAATGAACCTTAAATATCTACGATTAAAGATTCGAGAAAAGCAAAATGAACTTAACGATTTGCTGAATGATTTAAGTGAACAACTTTCTTTAGAAGAAGGAGATTACAGCCAACTATCATTGCCACAGGGTGCAACTCATTACAGGATTTTTGATAATAAAGTGCAATATATTAAGCGTAGTCCATATAGAGATGATTGGGATATTTGGGATGGTTCTAAATGGCTTACAACTCTTTGGAAGAGGGTAGAGGTTGGGAAAGACGTAAAACAATTAATCGCCAAATAAGACATTTTTTACTAAAGCTATAGGGTTAATCATGAGTTATAAAACAATCCGCTTTCATGGTGTATTACGTGAAAAGTTCGGTAAAGAGTGGCGTTTAGAAGTTAATTCTGTAAAAGAAGCGATGCGGTTACTGTCGGCACAAATAAAAGGTCTAGAGCATTTTATGTTGAATGCACATAAGCAAGGCCTACGTTTTGCGGTATTTACCAACAAGCGTAAAACTATTTCTGAGAAAGAAGTAGATATGCAGACTGCAAGTGAATTAATTCGAATTGTTCCCATTGTTACGGGTGCTGGTGGTGATGGCGGATTACTCAATACCATTCTTGGGGCTGTAATGATTGTTGTCGGTGTGGTGATGTTGTATATCCCTGGTACACAAGCTTTGGCCCCTTCAGTGATTGGAGCTGGTATTGGTTTATTAGTTGGTGGTATTGCCTCAATGTTCATGCCAGAAGCCCAAACTGATGATGCCAATAGTGATGGAAATAAAGCCAATAAGGGTTTTGGCGGTGCAGTCACCACTGTTGGCCAAGGCAATCCAGTCCCCATTTTATACGGCCAAAGAGAAATTGGCGGTTTTATTATTTCCGCTGGCCAGTACCCCGAAGATCAGCTTTAACTATTCCTTTTTTTTGGCGCTTGAAGCGCCTTTTTTATTGCCTGAGATAAAGTATGAATACAAATATTAAAGGAGCTAAAGCAGGCTCAAGCAAATCAAGAACGCCTGTAGTCGCTTCTGATTCAGCTCAAAGTATTGTTTTTTACAAAATCTTAATGGGCATGGCAGAGGGAGAAATTGAGGGCTTAGCCAATGGTTGGAAATCAGTCTATCTTGATGACACACCCATTTTAGATGCTTCAGGCAATAGTAACTTTGAGTCAGTTACGCGCGATTTCCGCACCGGTACCAATGATCAAGATTATATAGAAGGGTTTGTTGAAACATCAAATATTAATGATGTTAATGTAGAACTTACCACTCAATGGGTGAGATCCATTTCAAATACAAGTATTGATGCTTTACGTGTACTTTTGCGTTTTGGCGCATTGAGAACCACCAATCCAAAAAATGGTGATGTAACTGGTGTATTGATTAAGTATGCAATTGATATCAGTACAGATGGTGCAGCGTATGTTGAAATGATCAACACAGCAATCGATGACAAAACTTCTGATGCTTATGTGCGTCCACACCGTATAGATCTACCAAAAGCCCAAACAGGTTGGAATATTCGTGTTCGACGTTTAACGCCACCAGCGAATAGTGACTATGTCACTGACAAGATGTATATCGATTCATACTCTGAAGTCATTGATGCAAAATTAAGCTATCCAAATACAGCACTGTTATCTTTACAGTATGATGCTCGAACCTTTTCAAATGCTGCCAAGGTTGCAGTAGAGGCTAAGGGGATTAAGGTACGTGTACCAACAAATTATGATCCTGAATCACGTCAGTATGTTGGTATTTGGGATGGCTCATTTAAACGTGCTTATTCAAATAATCCTGCATGGATTTACTATGATCTATGTACAGCAAAGCGATATGGCTTAGGTGAGAGAATCACTGATGCAATGTTGGATAAAGCCAGCCTGTATCGCTTAGCTCAGTATTGTGATGGCATGGTTTCAGATGGTGAAGGTGGATTAGAGCCACGTTTCACCTGTAATATTTATATTCAATCTGTTGAAGATGCCTATTCAATTCTTACAAAATTAGCAGGCCTGTTTCGCGCTATTTCATATTGGGATGGTGATTCGATTATCTGTGAGGCTGATGCCCCAGATGATGTTTATTATGCCTATACCAATGCTAATGTGGTTGCTGGTAATTTTGAGGGCTCTGGTACCCGTAATCGAGATCGTCATACTGTCGCCAAAGTTGCATGGGATGATCCTAAGAACCGCTACAAAACTGATTATGAGATTGTGCGGGATGAACGTGCGATTGCTGAAGCTAAAGCAGTTCGAATTGTAGATGTTGATGCATGGGGCTGTACCAGTCGCGGTCAGGCGCAACGTGCTGGATTATGGGCTTTACGTTCTGAGCAAAATGAAACCCAGACAGTCACTTTTAAAGTGGGTCTAGACGGTCAAATCACGCCACCCGGTAAAATTATTTCTGTGGCTGATAATGATTTTGCTGGCCGTTTTGTTGGTGGTCGTATCAAAGCTATTTCAGCAGATCGCAAAACCATCACTCTGGATCGTGATGTTTTGGCTCAACCAAATGACGTGATTTATGTTAATAGTGAATCTGGCCAGTCAGTTCAACGTCAATTGGCTTCAATCAATGGTCAGGTCGTTACGGTCACACAAGCTTTTAATGTGGGGGAAATAGCTGCACAAAATGCTTGGAATATTGATTCAACGGATTTAAAAACACGTAAATTTAGAGTTGTTTCACTGACTCAGGATGATGAACATCAATTTACCATTACTGCTGTTGAATACAATGCTGCTAAATATGATGCCATTGATAATGGTGCATTTATTGATGATGTGCCAACAACAATAATCAATCCTGTTGTACAAGCGCCAGTAACCAATGTGCAAATTGAATCTTATGATTCAGTGCAACAAGGTATCAACATTGCGACCATGATCATTAAATGGGTCAAGGCAGAGTATGCGGTGAAGTATCTTGTTGAGTGGCGCAAGGATAATGATTCTTGGATCAAGATGCCGACCACTGGTGCAACCTCAGTTGAGATACCAGGTATTTATGCAGGTAGTTATCAAGCGCGTGTAACTGCTATTTCTGCTTTCGATATCACATCTTTAGCAGCGAGTTCAGCATTAACCACATTGCAAGGCAAACAAGGCAAACCGCCGAAACTTGCCAATATCCATGCTGAAGGTATTTTATTTGGCATGAAATTAACCTGGTTGTTTCCTGCTGTTGGCGCACTTGATACTGCATATACAGAAATTGAAGTTTCACCAGATAGCACCTCAAACATTGCTCAACTGGGTTTGTTTGCTTATCCGACAACGGTGCACACGATTCAAGGTATGCAGCCGAACTTACGCCAGTATTATCGCGGACGCTTGATTGACAGAATTGGCAATGTGGGTGATTGGTCGGACTGGGTCAGTGGTGTGACTTCCGCAGATGCCTCAGATGTGCTTGATCTTTTAAATGAGCAAATCACTGAAAGCCAGTTGCATAAAGACTTACAGACCAAGATTGATCACATTGAAACGATTGATGGTGAAATAGGCCCTATCAAACAGGATATTCAGAATACTAAAGATCAGATCAATCAAGAAATTATTGATCGTCAATCTGCAATTCAGCAAGCGAAAGAAGGGTTATCACAACAAATTATTGATGGTGATGAAGCAGTACTTGAAGTTGTTGATACTGTTAAAAAGTCTAGTGATGATGGTATAGCTGCTGCACAAAATAGCATTAAGGTAGTTGCCGATAATCTGAAATTGACTGCTGAAAAAACAGATGGTGTTTATGCACAGTTGAATCCTCCTTTGATTGGTTCATCATCTGATCTAATTGGCAATGATCAAGGCTTTGCGGGAACCTGGTCGCTTCAGTCAGCAATGATTGAGGGGGATTTAGTTTTAAGTAAGCGCATTGATACAACTGTTGCGCAAGTCAATGATGTTCAGGCCTTTGCACAGCAAGAAGTTCAGGCGCGTATTGAGGGAGATAAGGCCACTGTACAAAAGATTGATACCTACATTGTTGAGAATGATCAAGCCTTAGCAACCGTGCGTAATTCAGCACAAATAGCGGTTGATAAATCAAATGCAAATGCTGAATTAATTGATGCATTGGAATTGGAGCTAGATGATAAAGCCTCAACAGGACAATTGACGCAAGTTAAGTCTGAGATTGAAGAGGATTACAACGGCAAGATCAAAACACAAACGATACGGATCGATGGTGTATACGCTCAAGTCAATCCAACTTTAATTGGCTCGGAAACTGATCTGATTGGTAATTCTGGTGGATATGCTGGCGTATGGTCGGAACAATCAGCACGTATTGAAGGAGATTTAGCTCAATCGATTCGCACTGACCAAGTTACTGCCCAGATGAATCAGAATGATGCTTTGTATCAGCAACAGATTAAAGCGACAGCCGATGCGGTGTCAGCCAATGTTTCAGCAACCACTACATTGCAAACAAAGGTTGGTGAAAATACTGCATCAATTCAAACACAGCAATCATCAATTAATGGCATAAATCTTCAATATACTTTGAAATTACAGTCGGGTAATTTGATCAGCGGCATTGGAATGATGAATGATGGAAAAACTTCAGACATCATTTTTAATTCAAGTTCTGTGGCTTTTGGTTCTGATAATTCTGGTGTGGTGACCTATCCTATTGTGTTTCGAAATACTGCCTTTACTGATCCAGTCACAGGTACGGTATTTCCTGTTGGTGCTTATATAAAGTCAGGTTTTTTTGATTATCAATCTGTTAAGACTTCACATATTGAAGATTTGGCTGTTAAAACAGCAAAGATTGAAGATTTAGCCGTGACAGCAGGAAAAATCAAAGATTTAGCAGTAGGTACTTTAAAGATACAAGATGAAGCAGTCACTGTTCCAACATCAATCAAGTCAACAAGTGAAATTGTCGTCTCAGGAGCTTATAGTCCGCAATATAGCGATTATGATTCTCAACTTGCAGAGTGGGAGGCAAAATTCGGGAATTTATTAACTGCTACAATCAATCGATCAGGAGGAAAATGCCGAATTGATGCTTCTTGTATTGCTTTTAGGAGTGAATATTTGACTGCTTATGCAGTTGATGGTCGCTCGCTTTCATATTTTGAAAGGTTAAACCTTAGGGCAGTTGTTTCAATCTACAGAAATGGAACTTTAGTCGCCCGGCAGGAAACACCTCCGACTGATGTAATGAGTTCTGGTGGATTTTATTTCACTGGAACTTTTGCTGTGAATGCGGGTATTGAAGATATTTTTAGTGGGCCAGCTACGTACGTTCTCAAATTAGGTTTTGCAAATCGTAATACTCGGGCGATACGTATTACTTTAAACAGTACTACAGGTTTTTTTAGCATTCAAAGTCCACAAATGATTCTGACGGAAATGAAGAAATGACAGCTATTATTTCTAAAAGAGGTGAGCTGCTACAGTTGATTTATGCAAATAAAGAAACAATTGCACTAAATAAACCGCTTGGTTGTTTGGCTGTTTCAGATCCTCCATCCTCAAATATGTATTACCGTGGGTGGTGGGCACACATACCCAAACAACCATCAACTCATCATATATTTGATTATAATTTGAAACAGTGGATTGATCCTCGGTCATTAGATCAAGCTAAAGACCAAAAATGGTCAGAGATCAAAATTGATAGAGATACCGCCGAATATGGCGGTTTTTCTTTTCTAAATTTAACTTTTGATTCAGATATTACTTCACAGTCCAGAATCATCTCAGCCAGTGATCTTGGTGTGGATGTTGAATGGACTTTAAAAGATAACTCAATTGTTTTGCTAGACGCAGAGCAACTGAAAGCACTCAAAACTGCACTTGCTCAACATGTTTCAAATTGTCATGAGAAAGGTCGAATAGCACGACAATTAATTTATGAAGCAGAAACAGTTGAGCAAATAAATTCAATCAAATATTAGCACCGAAAGGTGTTTTTTTATTGCCAAAATTCAGGGGGAGCTATGGCAGAAATCTTGGTACTTGCGGTGACGTGGCTGAAAAGCCACATCGCTATGGTTGTGGTAGGTTTTTTAGGAGCATGCTTCGGTGTGCTTCTTTCAAAAGAACCATGGAAAGATAGATTAATCG